AACATATTGGTTAATTTATCACAAAAGAACACAAAGAAATATATTAAGTATTAATGGTCCAAAATCTTGGATTTCTGGACCACCCTTTGATTATGAATATATATGTGCTGTTAAGTCATTAGGTGACCACACATGGATAGAAGTTGAAAGCGAGAATAAATGAGTCCGTTTGATTATGTAAATGCTATATTACAAAATAAAAAGAAGCTAATTGTTGATGAGTTGACAGAGAAATCTTATGCACCATTCTTGGTCAACCGAAGTCTATCATACCATAAAGATTGCATATTCTATGCAAATGAAATGAATCGTTATCATCAGATTGATAAGAAGTTGCAGAATGATTTTTTACTAAATATAGTCAGGTCACAAAAGAGACCATTTGCCAAGTGGGTTAAAGCTGAGAAAAGTGAAGATTTAGAATGTATAAAGCAAATCTTTGGTTTCTCTGAATCAAAGGCTCGTGAAGCCGTCCGCTTGCTTAGCAAAGAACAAATCCAAAAACTAAAAGAACAAACCGACATCGGTGGATTGAGGAAGTAAAATGGTTGATTTGAGTAAGTTCGTTGAAGTAGTCTTCAATGAACCAGATGATTTTCTTAAAGTTCGTGAAACATTAACACGAATTGGAGTATCATCTCGTAAAGAAAAAGTTCTTTACCAGTCTTGTCATATTCTACATAAACAAGGACAATATTACATTGTCCATTTCAAAGAATTATTCGCATTAGATGGTAAGCCATCCAACATTTCAGAGAATGATATTCAAAGACGAAATGCTATTGCTAAACTATTGGAAGAATGGGGTCTAATTAAGATATTAAACCCTAAAATATTAGAAGATAATATTGCACCACTTCACCAAATTAAAATCATCGCTTTCAAAGAAAAGGATGAATGGAGTTTAATTCCAAAATATAATATTGGTAAAAAACCACAAGAATATTAGTCATCAAAGACTAAATATAACCGTGATGCCTTCGGGGTCACATTTTGAAAACTTGCTTATTTTAAGGAGAAAGCTATGACATTAAGTCGTTTAACACCATTATATCACACAACATTAGGTTTTGAAAACTTCTTTGACGAAGTTGAGAAACTATTAAATTCAGACTTTAAAACCACCACAACCACATTTCCACCACACAATATTCTAAAACTAGACGATAACCGTTATGTTGTAGAATTAGCTGTGGCAGGCTTCAGTAAAGAAGATATTGATGTTTCTGTAAATGATGGTGAATTGGTTATTAAAGGTAACAAAGAAGACAAAGCCGAATCAGGCGAATACCTACATAGAGGTATAGGTCTTCGCTCTTTCACCAAGACTTTGCGTATCGCTGATACAGTAGAAGTTAGAGGTGCAGAGTATAAGGATGGTATTCTAAAAGTTGGTTTGGAGAATGTTATTCCTGACCATAAGAAGCCTCGTAAGATTGAAATTGGTAAAGAATTAAACTTCTATAAACCAGAACTTCTTAACGAACAGGCAGAAACAGTATAAAGGATGGAGGCTTCGGCCTCCACCTTATTTTTAATAATGAATGGAGTATATTATGTTTGGTTCTGATAAGAACTTTAAGATGCCAAAATCTGTTAAAAGGTTAATGGCAAGTTTTGGTGGTAGAACAAGAATTGAATTTAAGCATGCGATGATTAGAGCTATTGTGACCGCAGTTAAAGCGCCACCTAGACGAGACCGGAACCAAAAAGAAGATAAGGATCATTAAAATGGATTTAACACAAAAATTAAGTGCAAACTTTTCGTTAAATGAATTAACAAAAAGTGAAACAGCTCTTCGCCATGATTTAGATAATACTCCACCACAAGAAGTTGTGGATAATTTAAGAACATTATGTGAGAATATTTTACAACCAGTCCGTGAAGGATATGGTGTTGCAGTTAAAGTTAATTCTGGTTATAGAGCACCAGAAGTTAATGCAGCTGTAGGTGGTTCTAAAACATCTGACCATTGTAAAGGTCAGGCCGCAGATATTGAGATTCCAGGCGTGCCTAATGCTGAATTAGCACAATGGATTAAAGACAATTTAGATTTTACACAATTGATTCTTGAGTTTTATACACCAGGTATTCCAGATTCTGGTTGGGTTCATGTATCTTATGATGCTAATAACCTTAAAAAACAGGCACTTACCGCAGTTAAAGAAAACGGTAAAACAGTTTATAAACCAGGACTTATTGCCTAATTTAAACAGATAAACAGTAGTAGTAGTTAATGATTTTCAGTAGTGACTTTTAGCTGAAAGTGTTATAAGATATGGATGTTAGTATAAAAAAACTAACGATAAAACTCAAATTAGACTTTGAATGGCCGAGATAAAGGTCGCTCTCTCTAATGATTTGGATTATAAATTAAACTTTATAAACCTAAGGAGAAATACCATGTGGACAACACCATCAGCTCAAGAAATGCGTTTTGGCTTTGAAGTGACCATGTATGTAATGAACAAGTAATATTGTTCTTACTACACAAACCTCGCTTCGGCGAGGTTTTTTATTTGGAGTTTACCGTGAGCAAGATTATAGGATTCAGTTGTTCTACTTTTGATTTGCTTCATGCAGGTCATATTCTAATGTTAGCGGAAGCTAAATCTCAATGTGATTATTTAATTGTTGGTTTACAAACCAACCCATCTATTGACAGACCACAAATTAAAAATAAACCAGTTCAATCTATTGTTGAAAGATATGTTCAATTATCAGCTGTAAAATATATTGATGAAATTATCGTATATGAAACAGAAAGAGACCTTGAAGACTTACTCATGTTTCTACCACTCAACAAAAGATTCATTGGTGAAGAATATCACGGTAAAGATTTCACCGGTAAGCAAATATGTGTTGACCGCAACATAGATATAATATACAATTCAAGGACACATCGTTTTAGTTCTACTGAGCTTCGTCAAAGAACATATCAATACGAATTAGAAAAGAAAGCATAATGGCATTCCTAGTCCACAATTTACCACCAATTCAATGTTATGTGAAGAGGGAGTTTCTCTATGACTTTGAAAAAGGCTTCGGTGAATACGAACCTTGTATTTGGATGACGATTAAATGTATTAAAGGTCAAGCCTTTCGTATTGAAGCACTATTGCCCAACTACGGCGCCATTTATGATAAGCTTCCTTTACATGCTTTTGTATCAAGGCAAATAGACCTTAAAAATGCAACTTTACCTTTGGATTACTTGCAAATTTGGGACTGTTTGAGTTATAATATTACTGTTATTGAAAAAGATAATTTACGAATGTTAAAATGTAAATTCTTGGACAAAGACAGAAAATGGCATTATGGTGAGTATATGTTCACCGTAGATTTTTGCCAAAATGACCCTGGTTATTTGAATACAGGATTTTCAGAAACAGTAGAAGAACATAAGAGCTATAATTTTATTAAGTTGGACAATGGACAGTTCGCTGCTCAACCAAATAATAAAACTCTGTTCTATGATGCTTCTTTAACAGTACCTGAATTCAAAACACCAGATTTTAAAATAGCGACAAAGTTGTATTCGGTAGAAAAAAATGCTAAACATTCTGCCAGAAACAACAATGATTTTTTCTATGACTTTAAGGAAAGAAAAGAATGAACACTCGTGAAGTAGCAAAGAAGTTGGCCATTGAACATAAAATGCCTCGTGCAGACCGTTATGATTTATTCTTCCGTGAATATGATAACATGGTTGAAGTTGTTGGATGGGTTCAAGACCCAACTTATGATATGAATGAATTTAGGGGCCGTGAGATGTTATACCCAAAAAGATGGGTTACTATCGGCGTTTTACCAGCAAGTTTAACAATTGGATTATAATATGAAATTAAAGTTAGTCACACTTAAAACAACACAAACACTTATCGGTGAAGTTGATTGTAATGATAAGGATGAAATTATCATCAAGCAACCCGTTCAAGTAATCGTTCAACCAACAAAAGAAGGAACTGTAATGGGCTTTGCACCATTTTTAGAGTTTGCTTCTGAATTTAAAACTGGTATTAAGATTTCAATGGACAATGTTTTATGTCTTACTGAACCTGTCCGTGAATTAGAAAATCAATATAATAAAGTATTTGGTGTGGGTATTGAAATTGCCTCAATTATTCCAAAAGTGTGATATACTCCTTGAATGTCAAATTATTACACAAGTGCCATAACTTTTGGCAACCAAATTCTTTATCGCGGAATATCCAACGGTCAACAAGTCAAGCGTAAAGTAGCTTATAAACCCACTCTATACTTGCCATCTAAAAAGGCAACAGAGTGGAAAACACTTCATGGTGAATATGTTGAACCAATGAAGTTTGAAAACATTCGTGAAGCTCGTGACTTTGTTAAGCGATATGCTGAAGTAGATAACTTTAAGATATATGGCAATACCATGTATCAGTATGCTCTTATTGCTGAACAACATCCTGAAGAAATCATTGATTGGAAATACGAACATCTTTGTATTGCTAATGTTGATATTGAGGTTGGTTCTGAAAACGGATTCCCCGAACCTAAAACAGCATCTGAACCACTTACAGCTATCACCGTTAAATTCTCTAATGACCCCATGTATTATACATTTGGTTGTGGTGTCTATGAAAAACACCGTGATGATGTTCAATACATTTTCTGTAAAGATGAATATACTCTTATCAAAGAGTTCTTAATTATCTGGCAACAAAAATCTCCTCATGCGATGACCGGTTGGAACATTTATGGTTTTGATATTCCATATTTGGTTAATCGTATCAGTAGAATATCTGGTGAAGAAGAAGCCAAAAAGTTATCTCCATGGGGTATAATTAATGCTCGTGAAGATACCCTATACAACCGAAAATTTCAAATCTATGAGCTTCTAGGGTGTGTGACACTAGACTATATGCGTTTGTTCCGTAAGTTTTCACCAAATCGTTCACAAGAATCGTATCGTTTAGACCATATTGCACAAACTGAAGGCGTTGGTCAAAAGATTTCATATAGCGAATATGATGGTCTCTATGATTTATATAAAAAGAATTATCAAAAGTTTATTGAGTATAACATACGAGATGTTGAGCTTGTTGAGAAACTAAACGCAAAAGGTCGCCTAATTGAAATGGCACTTACGATTGCTTATGATGCTAAAGTAAATTATGATGACATCTTTGCTCAAGTTCGTATGTGGGATACAATTGCACACAATTACCTCTATCATAAAAAGATTGTAGTTCCTCCAAAATTTGTATCTAAAAAGAATCAAGCTTATGAAGGTGCATATGTCAAAGACCCACAAATCGGACTATTTAATTGGGTAGCATCTTTTGACCTTAATTCACTTTATCCACATTTAATGATGCAATACAATATTGCGCCAGATACTATAATTGAACCAAAAGATTATACGCCAAGAATGAGAGATATAATTGCACAAGGCGTTACAGTAGAAAAACTATTACACCAAAAAATTGATTTGAGTGGTTTAGAAGGCGTAACGATTACACCTAATGGCCAGTTCTTCAGAACAAATAAACAAGGTTTCTTACCAGAGATTTTGGAAAAGATGTATAATGACCGAACAAAATATAAAGATGCTATGTTGGATGCCAAGAAGAAGTATGAAGTAGCTACATCAACAGATGCCAAAAAAGAATATGGTGCATTAGTATCTCGTTATGCAAATCTACAACTCACTAAAAAAGAATGTTTGAATTCAGCCTATGGTGCTTTGGGTTCTGAATACTTCCGATTCTTTGATATACGCCAAGCAGAAGGCATTACCATGGCAGGTCAGTTAAGTATTCAATGGATTGAAAGAAAACTAAATGAGTACCTCAATAAATTATTAAAAACTGATAACAAAGATTTTGTAATTGCAATTGATACCGATTCAGTTTATTTGAACCTTGAACCTCTGGTCAATTCAGTATTCAAAGATACTTCCGATACAAGCAAAGTGATTGCTTTCTTGGATAAAATATGTGAAGATAAATTTCAACCATATATTGATAAAGCATATGAAGAATTGGCAATTTATGTTCATGCTTATGGCCAAAAGATGAAAATGAAGCGTGAAAACTTGGCTGACAAAGCTATCTGGACTGCCAAGAAACGATACATTATGAATGTGCATAATTCAGAAGGCGTTCAATATACCGAACCACAAATTAAAATTACTGGTCTTGAAGCCATTAAATCATCAACACCAACAGCTTGCCGAGATAAAATTAAAGAAGCTCTACATATCATTATGACGGGTAGTGAAAATCAATTACACACCATGATTGAAAACTTTCGTGATGAATTTAAAAAGATGCCTGTAGAAGATATTGCTTTTCCTAGGTCAATGAATGGTTTAAGTGAATATAAAGATAACAAACATATATGGGCCAAAGGCACTCCAATCCATGTTCGTGGCGCTTTAGTGTATAATCATATGCTTGACCTGTTAAATATATCTAAACAATATCAAAAGATTCAAGATGGTGAAAAGATTAAGTTTATCTATCTTCGTGAACCAAATATCTTTAAGACAGATATTATTTCTTTTGCGAGTAAAATGCCTAATGAATTCCGTGTAGAAGAATTTATTGATTATGAAACTCAATTTCAAAAGTCTTTTATTGACCCATTACAAATCATTTTAAATTGTATTAATTGGAGAGCTGAAAAATCTAATTCGCTGGAGAGTTTCTTTGGTTGATATTCGCATTATTAAAACCGGTATTAATGTTTCTAAAATTAAAGCTCAACTAGAACAATATGCGGATGATTGGGGTAATCAAAAAGAACTTGATTCTGCCCAGCAATTAGATAAAGATATTTACACTATCAAAGCTGGTGTATTACAATTGATAGTTGGTGCTATTTCAAAACGTGGTGAAATGGCTTATAATACGGAACTTTGTATTAAAGTGCCTGCGTATGATAGGCATACCGAGATTGTGAATTTTATGAAAAGACATTTTCATGCTCACTCTCGTTGTGGTTTTTTATCGTTACCCGTTGGCGAAATAGTAGGCACACATACTGACCAAGGCACATATTACTTAACAAAAGATAGATACCACCTTTCTATACAAGGCCGATATAAGTACCATTGTGGTGATGATGAAGTAATTGTGGAACCAGGCACACTTTTTTGGTTTGATAATAAAAAACCACATGGAGCTGAAAATATCGGCGATGAATTAAGAATTACTTTTGTATTTGATGTGCCTCATCATAAGAGTAACCCATAATGGTAAATATGAATAAAACACTTGACACACACACGATATAACTGTATAATACGATATAAACAAATGAGGAGTTTGCATGAGCATACTAGATAAATTAAAAAAGAATTCTACTATCAAAGAGAGTTCTATCCTTTCCAAATCAAAGTTCTTTACCGAAAAAGATATGATTACAACCGAAGTGCCAATGATTAATGTGGCATTATCGGGTCGCCTTGATGGCGGGTTAACACCAGGCCTTACAATGTGGGCGGGCCCATCAAAACACTTTAAGACAGCATTCAGTTTGCTTATGGCCAAATCATACATGGACAAATATCCTGATTCGGTGTTGTTGTTTTATGATTCAGAGTTTGGTACACCAAAAAAATACTTTGAAACATTCCAAATTGATATGGATAGAGTTTTACATACACCATTGACCGACATTGAACAATTGAAGTTTGATATTATGCAACAGCTTCAAGATGTTCAACGAGGCGATAAACTTATTATTATCCTTGATTCAATTGGTAACTTGGCATCTAAAAAAGAAGTTGAAGATGCTCTTGAAGGCAAATCTGTAGCAGATATGTCAAGAGCTAAACAAGTTAAATCTTTGTTCCGCATGGTCACACCACATTTAAATCTTAAAGACATTCCAATGGTTGTAGTGAATCACACCTATAAAGAAATCGGTATGTTCCCTAAAGATATCGTTGGTGGTGGCACAGGTTCTTATTATTCGGCTGATAATATCTACATCATTGGTCGTCAACAAGAAAAAGATGGTACCGAGATTGTGGGTTATAACTTTATTATCAATGTTGAAAAATCAAGATACACCAAAGAGAAGGCAAAGATACCAATTGCCGTTTCATTTGATGGTGGTATTCAGAAATATTCTGGCCTTGTTGATATTGCAATTGAAGGTAACTTTATTTCTAAACCAAGTCCTGGCTGGTATGCAAAGATTGACCGTAAGACTGGTGAAATTGGTGACCGTGTTCGTTTTGATGCTACACAAACAGACGAATTCTGGAAAAACCTACTCAATGACGATGACTTTAAAGAATATGTAAAGAAAAAATATGAAATCGCTTATAGTAATATTATGGGAGAAGATGCAGAATCTCCTGTGGTGGAAATCCAAGAAGAAGATGTATAAAGAAGGCGTTGATTACCAATTCGTAGATTTCAACGATTCTGAATTGACAGGCATTGGACTTCTTATAGAAGAATATAAAGGAGTCCTTTACCATTACCACAAAGCTAAAGTTGTTGAAGAAGGTGAGATTGCTAGATTGCAATTTGGTTACACCATTGTAAATCCAGGTGAACACGACATTGACACCTTGACAAATGATGAAAAATTGCATACCATTATGGGTGACATCTTAACAGAAATATTATTGAAGAAACAAACACACGATGAACAGACTAGAACAGACGATACTCAAGAACCTGATTTATAATGAAGAATATACACGAAAAGTTTTACCATTTGTTCGTGCAGAATATTTTTCAGATAATAGTGAACGCTTAGTATTTCGTGAAGTATTTGAATTCATTCACAAATATAAAAATCCACCAACACACGAAGCCCTTGTAATCAATTTCACAGAAAAGAAATCGCTTACTGAAGGCGAAGTATCTAGTGCAATTGACCTTCTCAAAGAAATTAATCAAGTTAAAAATGAACCAACTGAAACACAATGGCTCATTGAACAAACAGAAAAGTTTTGCCAAGATAAAGCCATCTATAATGCTATTATGGAATCTGTTGGCATCCTTGATGATAAAACTGCCAAGAAATCAAAAGGTGAAATTCCTAAATTATTGAGTGATGCTCTTGGTGTAACATTTAACAATAATGTCGGTCATGATTATATTAATGATTCAGATGCTCGTTATGATTCTTATCATGCAGTAGAATCTCGTGTTCGTTTTGACCTAGATTTATTCAATAAGATTACCAAAGGCGGTCTACCAGTTAAAACACTAAACATTGTTTTGGCAGGAACTGGTGTTGGTAAATCTCTCTTTATGTGTCACATGTCAGCCGCTGCTCTTGCACAAGGCCTAAATGTATTGTATATCACTATGGAAATGGCCGAAGAAAAGATTGCAGAGCGTATTGATGCTAATTTGCTAAATATTAATCTGAATGAACTTCATACACTATCTAAAGAAGATTATAATCGTAAGTTTGATACAGTCAGAGCTAAAACGGATGGTAAACTTATCATCAAAGAATATCCAACGGCAGCTGCCTCTGTCTTACACTTCAGAGCTCTTATCAATGAACTTCAACTTAAAAAAGGTTTTGTGCCTCAAATTATTTTCGTTGATTACCTCAACATATGTACCTCAGCACGAGTTAAACCCGGTGCTAATGTGAATACTTATTCCTATATCAAGTCTATCGCTGAAGAACTTCGTGGTCTTGCCGTAGAGAATAATGTGCCAATTGTGTCCGCAACGCAAACGACAAGGTCAGGTTTTACAAACTCCGATCCTGGCCTTGAGGACACCTCTGAATCTTTTGGTCTACCAGCAAC